ATCACTGCGTTCATGTTGCCAATGTTGAAGTCCATACCAACTCTTAATGGTTCTAATCCAATATCAGGCTTTGCAGTTATTACATTGTTTTCTCTAGTAAAGCGATCATAAACCTGACCTGTTGTTAGATTGACAAACTCTCCATTGAGATAGGCTTGCAACATTGATGGGTCATAGTTGGCTTGCATACGTTCAATAAAGTCATCAGGCAAATGTGGATTGTCCTGAGTTCTCATCTTGATTAGCTGCCTATCGGTTCTTTCTTTAGCGTCATCAGTACCGAAGGTGTTATATAACCACCTAAATCCTTCTGGTGTACTAGCTGCACAAAACTGGCGAACATTACCAGCCCTTAGTCGTCCAAGTATTTTAGGAAAGGCTTTGTCTGCTATTACTGGGGAAACTACATCTATTTCATCAACAAGTACATGGCTTAAGTTCAGACCAATAATTCTGCTCCAATTTTCAAAGGATCTACAGAGTAGTTTGCTGTCACCTTCTTTGAAGTGCATTGTATATTCTGGAAGCGGACTAGCTCTAAAGGTATATGGGATTTCATACTGCTCAAGGAACAACTCAAAGTCTGTTTGCCATATGTCACGAATCAAAGGAGCCGTAGGTTCCATAACAGCACCAATAAATCCTATGTTCATTGCAGCTAACTTTACTGCCATACTGCATAAAGCTCTAGTCTTACCAGCCCCATAGCCTGCACTAAGTCCTACTATCTCATTCTGATTATCAAAGAACTGTTGCTGCGGTGGGTGTAAATCGTTTCTTATTTTTTCTAATAATTCATCAGTATCAATATCAGTGTAGTGACTGCCTACATGATCAAGAACAGAACCTTCTCTATTAAGGATACTCAAGTCATCACCTGACCCACTTTAGCCATTGAGTTTATACAGCCTAAAGCAACTGTCAACTGCCCTGATTTCCTAGCCTCTTTTGCTAGTGATGCGTACTGAGCTAAAACTTCCGCAGTAAATTGTCGTCTATCAATATCAAAATCTTGCTTCAAAATCTCTCTGGCATCTTGCATGTAGCTATCAACTGTCCTTGAAGATACACCCCATTCAGTCGAGGCAAATCGAACTATCTCTGATCTAACAGTACCAACAGACAAAAGACTGGCTACTTTGTTCACTCTGAACTCATGCTCACTCTTATTAGTTCTGCCGTTAGCCACTATGGGAATATGGTTTTATTTAATTTAAATGTAGCGTTAATCTAGTGTTTTTGTAAATTTACTATATTTTTCTTTAGGTCTTGGCTGTTGCCAGAATCGGACACCATTGATTATGCGGTAGTGTTGTTTTTGAAGTGGATCGTAAACTGTAAGGCTGTTCATGGTTTTTGTTTTTCCCAATTTTTTATTAAGTAAAGAAGTTCATTAACTCTTTTTCTAGCTGCGGCAATGCGGTCAGAATTAAACTGATTAAAGTTTTTATTTTTCATTCTTTAACTTTTCTCTATAAGCTTTTGCAAGATCAGATCCAGAAAACTTTTTTTCACTGCCCCATGAACAACAATTACTTTGAGGTCTAAATATGTCATCAAATGCTTGAATTAAATCTTCAATCAAGCTTTGACTTCCATAAATACCATCAGGATCTCTTCTTTTATGATTTAGTTGAAAAATAATATCTAACATTTGAGCAGTAGAATTAATTTTTTCTAAATCAATTTCATAAACACAACTATTGTGTTTTACTAAAAGCTGTAAAACTAAGTTTGTTGATCTAAATACCCAGTTTCCCCATTGTTTTCTGACAGGCCATTTGTAGTTCATTAAATCATCAAAGCCACAACCTTGAGGAAATTTTTGACGAAACTTTTTTTGTTCTTCAAGTTTTGAATCAAGAGCAGATTTATAGGTTTTCATTACTTATTACCTCTTTTACTGTTTTTAACACTTTCTGCCAATTTAGGATTAAATCCAGCATCAAGAATAGCTTTTTTAGTTTTTTGAGGATTGTACATATATCTGTGAAAGTAATGATCTCCAGCAAAATAGTGTTCACCTTCTTTTAAAGCACCTGATAATCTATATCTTTTTATAGTTTGACTAGCAATATCTAAAATTTTTGCTGTTTTCATATGATTATATAAACCTTCTTCAGCATAATCTTGAGTGCTTTTTTTATTTAAATATTTTGAATAGTCACTAGCAACATATTTGACAGGTTTTATTAAATTATTAAATTCTTGCATGACTAAATCAGAGCAGTTTATTTTAGTCATAAGTTTACCTTTCCAATTACCAGATTGTAATTGCACCAGTAATTTATATCTTTTTTGTAAATCAGGGTGAGTAAACGAATATGCAGCACGGTATTTGCGTCCAGAATGAGTTACTTCGTATCCATTAAGTTTACAATTCAAAAATTTTTCACAGGCAATTTTGAAATATTTTATTTTAATTTCAATCCATTTATCAATATCAGTTTTTTTCCAAAACCATTTATCAATACTATTATGAACAGATTTATGAGTAACTTTTCTTGTGGGTTGTGGAAATTTTCCTTCTCTAGTCATTACAGCTAAGTAATTAACAGAATAACCTGTGAGTTTAGAGATATCTTTTGCAATATATTCATCTTTTTTAACTTCTTCTTCTGTTATAAATTTTACAGTACCAGTAAACTTAAATTCTTTTTGAAGAATAAGTCTAATCCATTCTCTAGAACAACCAAATTCGTTTGCTATTGATTGTAATGTGTGACCATCTTGTCTCATCTGGAGAATTGTTTGGTTCCTATGTTGCTTTTGTTCTTGATATTCTTGAACAGTTTGAATTTTGTAGTTTTTCATAATGATTTAATGGCGAAGTTTGATAGTTGATCTTTTACTTTTTGCACTTCTGTTGGTAGTGCAGCTTTTTTGTTTTTAATATTTTCTTTAATAAGCTTATTCATTAACTTTTCTGTTTTAGCCCAACTATCTTTTCTTAGATTATGGATTTCTCTAACAACATTCATATCAATATTAACACCATAGTTATTTCTTATAGTGCCATCTGAATCTCTGAATCCATGTTTGATGATTTGACCATCAATATCGGTCTGAGCATTGGCAGAAGCACAATAACATATGAGAGCTAAATCATGCCCACCAGAGCGTTTTCCTTGATCATCAATGTCATAGTCAGGCATATGGTTGTTAATTAACGCATCAGAGTTATGAATTATTCCTGTATCGTTACAGGCATAACAGATGTGTATAGGTGCTTTGAAAGTAATTTCTCGATCTATAGCAGACCGCTTGTAATTCTTCATGGGGTGTCAAAAAGGGGTGTTTTTGTGTTTTTTAAATGTAGTAGGTTTCTTAACGGCTGTCAATAGGTATTGTTCAAATTGACCATTTTTGATATATCGAAAACAATCAGGAAATAATGGCGTGAAGTTATCATTCTTTAATTGCTTTGTTCTAGCCCTTATATCGGCCTCAAGGCATTGAAGTAGTCTTTTCTGTGTCTTTCTGCTTAATTTTATAAATTCGGCTTTTGCAAGCTTTTTTGATTGTGATACAACTCTCATCGAAGTAGGTATCTTTCTGTAAGATTCCCAGAAAGGTTCAAAAAAAGTGTTTATAAGTTTTATAGTTAACTTTGTTTTAGTTAAGTTGTTATAGTTAGGGTCGTTCTCGTGGACTACCCCAGTGTTTCTCGTAGACCCCCCCAGTGTACGTGGCACACTACCCCCAGTATGTATCAGCGACCCCGCATGAATACTGGTATCTGGTACAGGAAGAGCTTTGCATTGGCTCCAGATTGTTACTCTGTAGCAATTGGTTCTCTGGCCTGACTCATCAATGCGGAACTGCTTTTGTAGCAGATTTAGTTCTACTAATTCATCAACAGTGGTGATAACTTTGGATCTGGACATCTTTGCATCTTCAGCAATTTTGGTATAGCTGGGCCAAATGTTCGGATAATAACTCTGCAAAACCCATAGCACTGATAGCTGAAATGGTGTTACTTTACCTTTTAATGCTGTCGGCAAAGCTATGAAAGGTGTATTCTCTGGAATAAAACTCATTTTATGGAATATATAATTTCTATTAAAGGAATTGAATCTGCTCCTCAAGGAAGCAAAAAACATGTTGGCAGAGGGATAATGGTTGAAACTTGTAAAAGATTAAAGTCATGGAGAAAACAGGTTAATTTGAGGGCGAAATTGATTGTGGATAAAATAATTGAAGAACCAGTAGAGGTTGAGGTGGTGTTCTGGTTCAAACGTCCGTTAAAGCACTATCTCTCAAATGGAGTGTTACGTCAATCGGCTCCTGTGTATATAACCAACAAAAACAAAGGTGATTTAGATAAACATTGCAGAGCATTACTTGATAGTTTAACTAAGTCTGCGTTTGCTGATGATAGTCAGGTTGTATCTTTACACGCTGTTAAAAAGTACTGTGAAACAGAATCTCAAACTGGTGCTGATATAAAAATTAAAACAATTAGTTAGTAGTCGGGTGATGGATCAGCCCTTCGCTGGCTGCCTTGTCTTTCCTACATTTTCGATAGGTATTTTATGACTTTCAGATCCTCACTTCAAGGATCATCAGGCTACCCGACTCATAATTCATTTAAAGCGTGTTCAAGTGAATAAACAACTCTAGAAATAATTCCAGCGTCAAGATGTTCTCTTGCTATACCAGTACTACTAATTGATGGATTTTTTTTTAAAAACTGTCTAAGCCTGTGGGCATCTTCAGCTTTTATATGCAAGAAAATGTTCATGTATCGTTTAAGGTAACGAAGCATAGGTAATCGCTTACAAACTGATATTAACTCTTAATTAAGAGGATCATCAAATTCTGGAATATTTGCTGCATAAATAACATCTTCACAGTGTTGAATTTGTTCTTGCAATGACGCAATTTCTTCTAAAGCCAGATAAACTTCTTGTTTAATTAAAGGCTTACAAAGATAATCTATATATTGATCTAATTGTTTTTCACAATATGTTTTTTTTAGTTCATATTCGAGAGACATTTTAATATCCTTCAAAATCAAGATGTAAATGAATAAACTTTTCTTTAAAGGTTTTAATAAATTGTTCATCATCTGCTAAACAGTCTAATAAAACTCTAGAAATAAACTTTACTTTGAAATTTTGAGAATATTGATTTTTTACAAGCATGGTGAACACTTCAGCATCACCAGCAATTACTTGATCATATTCCTGTTTAAATTCGTGCTTTACAGAAAGTTTTGACAAATGCTTGGCATCGTCAATATCGTTTCTCAAGGCACAGGTTACAGCCTCATCAAGTAAGACTCTGGCTAGTTTTAATGTTTGACTTTTGTTCATTGTTTTGGGGTGATAGGTGAATAAAGAACCCACCAGTTGAGGTGGGGCTGATAGGTTTAGCTTTTGGCAACTACATATTTGAAGTCGTCCCTAGTGTTGCAGTCAAGACCAAAGACTTCTCTTACTGCTGGCTCATTGTTTAGCCATTTTTGAATCTTTGTTTTGTACATCTTGAACTCATTAAGATCATCTGTGACCCATCTTTTGTAATTTTCAAGATCGAACTTAGCGTTATACCAGCCATATCTTTTGTTGAAGTCCTGTTCAGCTTTCTTGATACCATCTTCAGTAAGCATCTTCTCATGCTTTTTGATACCTTTGTCAGCCCATCTGTCGATCTGGTCTGGAAGAACAACAAATTTAGCCCACTTAGATTCGTTCTTAGCAACTAATTCAGCTTGCTTGGCATCTGCCTTTGCTTGCTTTTCTTGCTCAGTAAGTCTTTGAAGAACTGTCTTGCCTTCCTGTCTAGCACCTCTTCTGTCACTTCTGAACTGGACATACTGTGTAAGGTAGCCGTTTGCTGAGTTAGCTCCGTAGCGATAGTTCCAAATCATTTTGGTGTAGATCTTGAACTCTTCACCTTTCTCAGTAGTACCAATTACGAAGCCCTCGATAAAGTAACCATTGCCAAGTGCAAGATTGATGTCAGTGATCTTGTCGATTACTGCAAGGTGGCCATTGATTCTGCTTTCTAAAAGACCAACGCTGTGTCTTGTTTGAGCCTTTGCATTTTCTTTGCAAGCTTCATAATTTACTGTGCAGTTCTTTGGTCTGTAGTAATCAGTGTAAGCCTCGTCCCACTCATGGTCTGGTTCAGTTTGGAAGAACTCAATGTTAAGTAAACCACCGACATGCTTATGCCAGTTAATTTTTTTCTCAACTTCTTTTGCCTCACCTTTGATCCATTTAGTCACCATGTAGAAGTGATACTTCTCACCTTTTTGCTCTCTGGCTGCCCAGTCGCCATTCCATTCTGCGGCTCTTAGCTCAACAGCAGATTCAAGTTTTTCGTATATCTCTTGCTCTAGATGATTAACAAGTGTTGTTGGAAGTTTGAAAGTCATTTGCTTTGCGAAGTTGTTTGGATTGAGGGTCGATCTCTCGCCCATTGATTTAAATATACACCCTTCTTATATATATGTCCACCCTTGCCCTGTAACTTTACCCTAATGTTATGGATCTGTAACATTATCTTATAGGACTTGACAGTGCAACTATGTGCATATAATATATAGGTATGGCTGAGAGGCCGTTCTTTCGCAAGGTATTTTATGTATCGTTCTTACAACTATTACCCTCCCTGTATTGGTTTTGCAAAAGCCAAAGCACCAAGAAAAGAGGGCCACATCAAAAAGTCAGACACATGGCTTACTTGTAAATACAACACTTTTAACAAGTGGTATTGGAAAAGCCAGCTTCCAAAGCTTCCTGTTTATTTCAGAGGCCATCAAAATGCAAGTCAAGTTGGTGCTGCTTATGGCTGGGCTGGTCATGCTCAAGGTATTACCATTAATGGCTATATGAGTCAGGACAATGTTCTCAATGTTCTATTACATGAAATGGTGCATATTGAGCAATTTATTCTCAGAGAACAAAATGGTGATCATGGCAGATACTTCAAATCTCGCTGTAGAGAATTGACTGCATTGACTAACAAAAAATATGGGGTAGTCAAATGACTACTCCTAAAACACAAGCTGAGAAGGATCAGCACAAGAGAGCCAGATTCAAGGCTCTCTTCTCTCAAAGAGTCAAGGCTTTAGTTATGAGACACAAGCAACTCTTAAATCTTGCTAACCAAAGCAACTACAAGTTCACAGAAGATGAAGCAAAACAAGCAGTCAAACTTTATGAACTAATGCTTGATGGAGCAAAAGAAAAATTCACAGACGTTGAATCTTATCCACTTACAAAAATTACTTTCGATCAAACGGAGCTTGACTAATGATTAATCAACTTTTCTTATTTATCAGTGCGGGGTCAATCATGACCCTCGCATTGACATCAACACTGACAGAAATGACCTATCACGACTGTCATGTGAACAATATAGAACTAGCCTGTGAGGAATTACAAAAATGAATTTCACCTACGAAGAATTGAGAGAAATACATCTTGCCTTAACTGAGGGCAGATGGCTCAATCAAAACATTAAAGACTCAGCAACCAAAAAGGTTGAATCTTATATCATGCTCTCAAAGCCTAATACCACAAAGTCAGATGTTGAAGCATCATATATCTACGCTTGCAAAATGAGGGACGGCTGGTGTGAGGCACAAGTTGAACTACAAGACAATCCTTTAAAGATGAGAGAAGCTGATAAAGCTTATGACCTTTGGTGGGCAAAAGCTAATGACTTAGAGAAACAACTAACAGCTTTGGAGCAAAAATAATGACTGAATTTGAAATCAAACGGCTAACTAAAAGAGTTGCTGATCTTGAAAAAGGTTATAAAGATCTTTCCACAGTTTATGGACGGCAAAAACTTATTAGCTTTGAAACTATTACTAAAAGCATTGCTGCTTTTGATCATACAACGTCTGGTATGAAAGCTTTACAAGAAACTATAGAAGGAATTGAAGATGTTATGAGACAAACTGCCAAAGCCATAGATTCTCTAGCAAAAGGCCAAGCTCACCTCAGTGGCATGGTAATTAAATGTGTTGAACGCATTGACGAATTAGAACAAAAAAATACTGGTAAAGACCACCCCTGATCCTTACCAGTAACCTTTTCTCCTTGTCCCAACACCTTAGGACATTCTTATACTAACAAATGGAATCATTAGAAAACACAACACCACACATAACATCAGTTGATATTGATGAACAAGTGTACAGATCAGATGGAGCTATAGCTGCCTCTGACGCAAAATACGCCATAGATCATGGCCTTGAAGCTTTTTATATCTATAAGTATGGCAAAAACAATCCTCCCAGAATTGCAACCCCAGCAATGAAATTAGGGTCAATGATTCATAAATGGATTCTTGAACCTGACGCATTTCCAAGTAGTTATGCACTTCTTGAAGAAAAGCGTACAAAAAAAGGTAAAGAGCTTGCTCTTGCCTGTGAAGAAAAAGGTTTACTTACTTATACTTCTCAGGAAAAGGAACTGCTAGACAATATTGAACACGCACTTGTTGAAAACAATTTTGCTTGGAAATATCTTCTTAGCAATGTTAAAAACAAACAAGGTCTAGCAGAACAATCTTTTTGGTGGAAACATAGAGAAACAGGTTTGCAATGCAAATGCCGTTGTGACTATGTGATTGATGATATGGTCATTGATCTCAAAACAACAGGTGAAGGTGGTGCATCACCAGATAAATTTACCAAAACCATAGTTAACTTTCACTACCATATGGCTGCGGCTCACTACCTTCAAGGTACTGGAGCAAAGCGTTTTATATTTGTGGTTGTTGAAAAGGTATTCCCATACAGCGTGGGAATCTATGAACTGTCACCCCACTTCATTGAACGTGGATATGAGCTTCAAGAACAAACTTTGTCTGACATCAAACAAGCCCAAGAATCAGGCATCTGGAAAGGTTACACCAACTATGAACCAGAGGGCATCAAAACACTTACACCCCCAAGATGGGCTTAATTAATTATGACTAGACCTCTTTTAACTGGCATTATTCAGCCATCAGACATTTATCTAAAAGGTAAATACAAATATGTTTCATGGGCAAAAATTGCTAATTACTTACATGAACACGCAAAAGGTTGGGATTTTCATTTACAACTACCTCCAGAATCGGCTGTAAACCCTCTTTCAAATCTTGCCGTATGGAAAGCACCTGACGAAACAGGCTTTTTAATGGGGTACTTTACAGATCCAGAAGGAATTAAAACTAGCTCTTTTCCTTATCCTATTATGGATAACAGAAACAATCCGATCAAATGGGAAAGAATTTCTGCAAGAGATGTAACCGATTCTCATCGTAGAGCCTTATGTGCCTGTGCAGCTTTTACTTTCTCCCTCGGTTCTGAGCTTTGGACAGGTAATGAAATTGCTGGCACAAAAGAAACAAAACCACCTGTCAGGGATAGATCACCAGAGCCAGTACAAAATCTTACTGTTGCTGCTAAAGATGCAATCTTAAAAGCTGACACAAAAGCAAAACTTGATAAATGTGCTGAGTATTTAGAAGTCCGTTACACTAATGGACAAATACCAAGAGAGGATTACAACAGCCTTTCAGACTTAATCAAAAATAGACAGGAGGTAATCAAAACATGACAGTAACAGAGAGTCAGTACTTCACTACAGAACAGCTTGCCTCTAGATATGGCATGCACCCTGACTCTATTAGACGATGGAGATATAAGGGTTACGGCCCTGAGTTTTACGAATTATCTCTTTTCGCTGTTTCCTATGGTGATGCTCGTGTACGTTATGAACTACATAAAGTGTTGGCATGGGAAGAAGCAAACGGAATCACCCCTATTGAACCTTTTTAATTACTATGACTGACACCGCTTTTAACGCAAAAATTAGAATCGTTGATAATAACAGCGATAGAGAAAACGCACCAGAAAGAAACCTTATTATTGATATATCAGTAGAGGAAGCTTTAAAAGCTGCAAACTGGTTACAAAGCATGGTCGATAATGCTCATGTTGAAGATACTACAATCAGGATCTACAAAAGCAAATCAGAATATGATGAGGTGGCTGGATTTTCGATCTGGGGTGGCCTTTGGGGTAACTCAGGCAAGATTGCACCTTTATATCCTAAAGGAGCCTCTGGGCAGACTGTAAACGTCAAGGCAAACCAACCAGAACTTCCAGATGATGTTCCATTCTAAATTATGCACTTAGTAACTTTTCCTCATGATCCTTATGTCGGTCAGATTTTCTATCACCCAGACTCAGAAAGAACTTTTGAATTTGTAGAAAAAGTAGAAGGTCAAAACGAATACTGTACTTGGCTTGATATTACAGAAAAAGATTTAGTTCCTTAACTTTTTTCCAAACAAAACAAACTTAATGCGGCTCATTAGAGTCGCTTTTTTGTTGAATTTTTTTCTTAAATTAAATATCTGTTCTTGCTGCTGGCAAATGATTTCCAAAGCACTAGCTATGAAGGTTGCTTGATTAGAGTTAGTTTTTATTAAGTGAATTGTATATGGTTTTAAATCATCAATATTAGTCAGTTCTTTTATGGCAGTAATAGACTTCTTAACCTCAAACTCTTGCTCAAGGCTTACACCAGTAGTCAAAACTTTCATAATGTCTTTCATTTTACTGGGAATAATTTTTCCTCAAGCATCTTAACTATGGCATCGTCTACATCATTATCTGACTTGGCTGCTAAGTCTTGTAAGATGGACAAACACGCTTTTCGTAGACTTTGCGACTTGCCAAACCTTATAAATAGATTGATTAGAAATTTTGACATGATTTGTTTTTTCTCTTACCCAAACATACCACGCATCACTGAATCTTGCCTTCTATCCTACTAACCGCCTGTGATAGCTTATTAAGTCGGTTGTATATATCTATTATTGTTTTTTCTCTTCTGTTACTCATGTTAGATAAGACCATAACAAAAGCGGTAGCTGCTGCCCCTATTAATGCACCATAAACCTCTGGCATTTGCTTAAATTAGTAATTATGTCTAGTATGACTAATAAAACAAGTTATGGCAGATAAGACAATCGAAAATAAAAAGCAATTAGATGATGATAAACCTGACTATCAGGAAAAAATTACTTTTTTAATTTCTACTTTTGCACAAGGATTTATTTTACTTTGGTGCTTGTTAGTTTTGTCACTTGGATATATTAAATTACCAAGTAAACTTTTTGGCGTAGAAATTCCAGATCAACCTCGTGTGGATAGCACTTTTGCGGCTGGTCTTTTGGGTTCAATTTTGGGAGGATTAGGTATTAGTGTTAATGCAGCACAAGGAGCAAAGAAGAAAAAGAAAGAAGGAGAAAATGGTAATATCGGCAATACCAATGGTGGTGTACAAACTATAGTAATAAGGCAACCAATAGAATTAATTACAAGTAAACCTGATGTAATCAGAGTTGATCCGATTACTGGAAAAAATGTAAAATCCAACGGTAAACTAGACACATGAAAAAACTTCTTCCATTTCTGTTTTTATTATCAGCACCAGCCTACGCTGATATAACTCAAAAGTTCACAACCTCTGCACAGATAAGTGTAGATATGCCGTACTCTGTGACTAATAAATTGGGGACTACGTACAGTCTTAGTGGGTCAAATATCACCCCTTCAGTTACTTCTGGTGGCTCAAGTACCTCTGGTGCCATCGGAGGATTGAATGTAGGCAGTTTAACCGCAGGTGTGCCAGCCTTGATTCAAACTGATAAAGCTATCACAACAGCAGGGTCGGCCTTCAGTCTTACAGAAGCGGTAACAATGGGAGATGCAACTCCTTCTGCTGTTACCCCATCGGCAGGTATCGCTGCATTGCCTCATCTATCAGGACAAACAACCATAGGTTCTGGAGGGGTCGCATCTAGTTTAGGCATGACGAGTTTGAGTAGTGGGGTGCATACTTGCACAGCAGGTGGTAGTGGTACTAGCTGTATAGGTTCAACCACAGTAACTATTACCATTGACTAAACTTTGGCTGTTATTAATAATATTATTTCCTGTCAAAATCCTTGCAAACCCAGTCATACCAACATTTCGCACAGGAAGTTCTTCAACAAACAGCACTTCTCAATCAGTAATAACGGAATCAATAACCAGCTATCAGTACCGAACAGGGTACTCTCTGAGTGTCTCAGGGACAAACATAGAGAGTGCAGATGTTAATGGATATATCAATTCAATCCCTACAGCAGAAGCTACACAAACAGCCAATGGGATTAACTTCTCATATACAAGCCCTACGTTGGAAGGTGTGCCTAGATGGAAAATAGTAAATTCTGGACAGCCTTTTTCTCTTGTAGAGTCAGTCATTGGAAGTGGTCTGGACACTATAACAAAAATAGATCGGGTCATAAACACCACTACAACAACCACAGTAGAAACTACCTTTGGTCAGTAATTCTTGTAATCCTTTGCCCTGCAAGGGTTTTAGCTAATACAACAGTTGCAAGTCCCAGCAGCCAAGCACAAGGAACAGTCAACAATAATGCAACGCAAATAATGCCGAATAGTAGTCCTCAATTTAGAATGTCACAGGGTATAGTTTGTTCTTCTCCTAGCCTTACAATTACTCCTTATGTAACTGATGCTCACACATTCAACTTACCGAGACAAGACGTTACCAGACAAAATATTTATGATGAAGATACAGGTGCAATTAAGTACGTTCAAGAAACACCGAGATTTGAGAAAGAGAATTTTAATCTAAACTACGGTATCTCTGCGCAAATAAGTATTCCTCTAGGAAAATCCCCTGCTCTATGTCATAAGGCAACTGAGATTAATATAAAAAATCAAGAATTATTATATAAGAAAACTTCGCTTGAGCTTGCACTTTTTAGACTTAAGGTTTGCTCAGAACAGGCAAAACTGGGAGTTACTTTTACTGGTAAGTACGCAAGTATTTGTGAAGGAATAAAAGTTTCAGTTCCACCTAATCAAGTTATCCCACATACTCACGAAATTAAGCAGTAGACAAGCACGGTAACACTTGCCTACCTAGACACCCTATCCATTGCCTTGTCGAATAAGGTTTTTTTATTTTAACTTATTTTTTTTCTTTGTAAGTTTCTTAATCAGATTTTTTACTAAAGGTTTTACTAGATTTAAAATAATAGGAGTAGTCGCAGCCACACTAGCAATAACAGCAGTTGAGACAATAGTACTAGGTTGAGGTATGTATTGGTCGATGAAAGGTACTTTTTCCCAGATCGCATTACAAGAACCATCTATATCTCGCTCATATTTTAACAGCCTCTCAAGTCTTAACTCATTTTTAAAATCTCCTTCTCTAAATGGTGCATTTTTTGGAGGGCATGGTTTAAAGATATCTTCTTGTTTTTTATCTTTTGGTATCTCTGGTTGAGGTGGTTTACCTTCTGGTATAGGTTTGGATTCTTGTTCTACTGGTGCAGCTTCCTCAACAATAATTAATTGGTCAGGCTGATAATTTAATGGATAAAAACTTGGGTAAGGACAGTTACTTACCACTCCGTTTGGATCATCTAATAATAAATTTCTATTGCCTGTATTTTTTGTATCTCGATGATAATACTGACAGCCTATAACCTCTACATTTGAGTGGTCATAGTTAGGTAGAAAAGTATAAGGTATATGGATCTCAGGAATATGTATTTCTGGAATACTTATCTCTGGTATTTCCACTTAGAAAGGTAATGATTTACCAGTTGTTTTTGGTAACGCTCCATCTAAAACTTTAGGCATCATTCCTTTTACATTACCCATAACTTGATTCATCATCTTAGCCTTAAACTGTTCGCTAGTCACATACTTAAATGTAAAAAAACCACCGCCTAAGATTCCTAGCATTAGGATTCCAGTTACGATGGTAATAATGTCTAAAACCTTTCGCATGATTAAGTACCAGATAATACGAGCTTGCTCATTAATGAGTCTAGTCGTTCTGCTTCTTATAGTAGCAATTAGCCCTCTCTACGTCACTATGGGTTTAATGACACGACAAATGCAACATAAAACTAATTAAAATCGATACTTAAGCCCGATTTTACTTCCATAAGAATTGACTGTATCTGTAACGACAGAGAATTCACCATATATATCAATATTTTTTGATGCAACTACAGAACCACCAACTTTACCAGAAAAGTTTGTTTCTGAATCTGCTCCATCTGGGTTGTTTAAGTAAGCACCACCTTGAACGTAGTAGCTACTAAAAGCATTGCCACCTTCATACCCTAAATGAGCGTCCGTTCCGCTTCCTGTGAAATTTTTTCCTGTGTAAGAACCATTGTTTTCTACTGATAAGTAGAATCCAGCAAACGCAGGTGTTGATAGTGCTGAAGCAGCAGCTATTGTTAATACTCTTTTGATCATTTTTTAAAAATTAAAAATATATCTTAAAGGATTTCAAATCAAATTCAAATTTCGGGTGTTGCTGTTTCTGGTTCGTCCTCTTTGTTTTCATCGTTTATCTGTTGCTGAAGAATCTTCATTGCACCAGTTAGCTCGTGTAGAGCAACAACAAGCTGCTCTCTTTCGACAGCTAATTGCTGTAATTTTTCTTGTAAATTCATTTATTCGTAAACTTTTTTACCTGTAACAATTGCAGCATCTATAGCTGTAAAAGATTCAGATCCCCAGATAGAAGTCGTTCCATCATTCTTTTTGTAAGCCTTGATAATTTCAAGATGCTCTACATTACGCTTAATCTTGTCTTTGTAGTCATCATCAGTTTCATCTGATGATTTAGCGGTGTCGATAACAGTTACGCTATCACCAGCAGCAGAGTAGATTGTTGCGATTTCATCAGCAGTTTTTTCTTCCATAATTAAAAAGTAATTGTTTACAGTTTACCCTGCTTCGAGGGCTGTGACTTTTGCGGATAATTCTTGTATTGCCTTCATCATATCCCAGAATAATTCATCTCTATTTACTCGTTTAATACCCCAATCATCAGTAATAATTACTTCGGGTCTTACAAGTTCAATTTCCTGTGCAATCAATCCAGTTTGTACTCCTGTTTTTGGTACAGCTATATCAGCAACATTTCTACCATCTAATGATGAATCTGTTATTTCTTCAGCAGTTCTATATTCAAAATTTCTAATTTTTACTTGATTAATAATATTTAAACCTTTCGTATGATCTACAATATTTTTCTTAATCCTTTCATCAGAAGTCGTTGCCCATGTTGAACTATTTGCAGAGTTAAAGCAACCATTATCACCTATTGCTCTAAATGTATTATCTTGTGCAACTGTGCCAGCAGATTCACCTATTACAACTGCTCTTAATCTGTTGGCGTTGTCAACGTCTGAATTAGCACCAATACAAATATTTTTATCCCCTCCTGTTATTGCATCACCAGCATTTACCCCTAAAGCTGTGTTTAGTTGACCAACAGCTTGTCCTAAAGCGTGTGTTCCAACGGCTGTATTTCCTGTTGATGTTGTGTTTGCATCAAGAGCATAAGTTCCAATGGCAGTATTGTTACTTCCAGTTGTGTTATCAGACATTGCATTTCTACCCATTGCAACATTCTCATCACCTGATGTGTTGGAAAATAAAGCAACATCTCCAACAGCAGTATTTGAACTACCTGTAGTGTTAAACAAAGCATTAACACCAACAGCAACACTATTTGTAACATTACTTGCAGTACCACCCATTGCTTGAACACCAAGTGCAGTGTTTCTTTCACCTGTTGTAATGGTGTGACAAGCATTCTTACCAACAGCAGTATTATTTACTCCAGTTGTGTTTGCTAATAAACAATTCAAACCTACAGCAGTATTGTTACTAGCAGTTGTGTTTGAATCTAAAGCAGAATTACCCAAAGCTGTATTACTACTACCAGTTGTGTTACTTTGTAAAGCATTAACTCCAATAGCTGTGTTTGCGTCAGCAGTCGTATTATCAGCAAGTGCTTTTCTACCCACAGCTACGTTGTCTGCTCCAGTTGTGTTTA